ATGAGGAGAAGCTGTCGTGGATAAAGCCGGGAGCCACGTTGATTAACACAAGCCGTGGTGACGTAGTGGATGAAATTGCGGTGTGTGATTGGCTTTCCAAGGACATGGAAAACAAGTACTATGCCGATGTTCATGGCGAAGAGCCTTATGACGGCATGTTTAACGGTTATCAGGGCACTCAGTTCTTCGGGACACCCCACATGGCCAGCTACAACACTCGTGTGGTCAGGGGGAATACCGACTTCGCTCAGGGACTCATGGACACCCTCGATGGGAAGACGGATGAAAGTCCTGTTCCTGAGGGGTAAGGTAGACAATCGCACAGAGGAGGTGCGTTCACTGGATGAATCCTCAGATATGTGGCTTCATCTGGCGTTCGCGCTGTCTGACGATGTGGAGGTATGGTACTGGGGAGGAGAGAGGGAGCACCAGTATGCGTCAGGAATGGTAGAGCGATGGATACCAGACTTCAAGCGCTCTAAGCTACCCGATTACCGCCCTGATGTGATAGTGTGCCGTGGGGGCTTCCCCCAGTACCAGCATGTCCTCAAGCGCTTCCCTAACGCCCTGCATGTGTACTACGGGGCTGGTGCGCGGTACATGCCAGACGGGAAGTATGACCTGTGCCTAGTTGACGACCCACAACAACAACAACTTGTACAAGAGAAGTACCAGAATACCTCTGTGCAGTTGTGGGAGAAGCCTGCTGCACCACACTTTGTACACAGAAACACGAACAAGGTATACGACCTGTGCTACATAGCCAACGGTCAACAGGCAAAAATCAAGAACGTCAGGTGGGTGTATGAAACTATCCCGGAACATCATCTCATGCTGCATATGGGATATAAATCCCAATGCAAAGTACCACTCAATGTGGTACAGCAGAGGTCTGACAGGATGCAGATGCCCGCTAAGATTTCTCTATGTAGAGTGGGAATCGTACCCTACACCACCTATGACTCTGCTCCACGCGCTCTTATAGAGATGGCCTCGTGCGGACTTCCGGTAGTGGCTCTGGAGTCCACCCACCAACATTACCCGTCTCTGGGAATCATCACGGCATCAGTCAGTAGCTTCTGGGACGTTGTTGGGGAGGCTCTTGAAAAGCCCAATTCCCCGTCAGAACACAGCAAAATGGTACGCTCCAAGGTGTCCATTGAGCTGGCCGCAAGCCGTATACGAACCCTAATAGCGAGCCTATGGCATGAATAGAGAAGTTGTTGGAGAGCAGTTGCTCAAGATATTTGACTGTGGGGAGAAGGCTGGGATAAGGCACGCCATGTTCATAGGGTTTGGCACACTCCTGGGGTTTGCCAGAGAGAAGAACCTTATTGAGAGCGACGACGACACCGACGTGTGTGTACGCTCAGACTTAATTACTCGTGAGCAGGAACTGGCGTTCTATGAGGAGTTGAAGGCCCAGAACATGTTCATGTACCGTTGCAGGATGGCTGAGCGCAAAGATACCGGAAGATACCTATGGCTATCACTGAGGTCACAGATTAAAGAACACGGGGGGGCCAAGAGTTGCATATGGTTTATGTTCCCTTGGAAGGGCTATTTGTGGCACTGTAAGGGTGGTAGGTGGCTAAAGAAGATTGGCCTCAAGGTGCCCGTACAGCGCAAGCTGCCCAATCGTGGGGAGGATCTGTCCAAATACACCACGTTTATGAAGGGCAACTCACTATGTCATTTTGAGCCCTTAATTGAAACAAGGTTCTGTGGGGGCAAGGTGAACGTCCCTCCGGGGATAGGCTCTCTGCTGGATGAACACTACCCAGACTGGGCAATACCGGGCAAAGGATCTTCTGCTAGGCATAAACTGGTCCTAGTAGGGAAGTGGGAAGACGATAGCACTTGGATGTTTATTAACGCATAGTATCAAAAAGATACGTATCCCCCTTGCGCCACTAGGAAAAAATAGCTATACTTAGTACTGAGGCGCTACTAGTCTCGCTAGACGTTCTACCAACACGCCTAGAGGGCATCTAAGCTTACCGGCTTGGATGCCCTTTTCCTATTTAGAGGCTTATGTGGTATCAACTAAAGTGCCCAAATAAGCGCCGCAACGGCAGCAACAAGCCGTGTGCCAATACGCTTAAGTTCGTAAGCCAGCTAGAGGTGAGCAAGAGGGAGATAATTTACTGCTCCTCCTGTCACGCTCAGTGTCATGTTGTGTGGAACGCCTCTGGTGGATGTACAATCAGGATTCCCAAAGAGAAGATAGTGGTGGAAGCCACCCCATATCCGGTAGTAGGACAGAGAGGGTAGCATGGTAGACATACCTAGCGAAAAGGTATATGAGTTTAAGGTGGGTGATGAGACCAAAAGGTACGCTCGTCGTTCTGACGACAAGCTCCTAGACCACTATCGTATATGGCAGCGTGCCTCTCAGGCTCAGCGCCGTGAGAGGGAGAGGGAGTTTGAGAACCTGAGAATGTACTGTGGGGTAGACAATTCACAGTGGCCTCAGTCTATTCAGAACTTCCTTAAGCAGGAAGCTCGCGGGGTCAACCACGGTCAATTCTCCCATTACGGTCAGTACAACCTCCTCAAGCTGAAAATCAACGGTATCGCCGGTTCAATCATACGCAACCCATTTGATGCCACCTTCGTTGCAGACGATGAAGAGCAGGTAGAGCTTACCATGGCCCTCCAAGAGGCATATCTGAGCGACAAGGAGCTTATGGACTGGCAGGCTGAGGACACGATGCTTACGACCCTCGGCCTTATCTATAGAGGAACCATGAGGATGTACGTCAAGAACACCTTCCCAGCATCTCCAATGGGGAACATTGCTCTTGAGTGTATGCCGCCGGGAACAACTATGGATGACCCTGATTGGGTTACCACTACCAGCAAAGAGATGCGTAACCACTGGACAATGGCGTTGATGTCAGTGGATGAGATTAAGGAGCGCTGGCCTAAGAAGCGTGGGATAATGGAGCGGGAGGAGTGGCTGGCAAACAACGGTGGTCAGCAGTATGAAGAGAAAACCAACGTGGACTGGAACAGGTATGTAGACGACACCACCCATCGTCACGGGTCTCTATATACTGTAGTTCAGCACAACTACATAAAGAAGGAAAAGATTGTTCGTGAGTTTGATTCCCGTACAGGAACCGTCTTCTGGGAGTGGATGAACGATGAACAGAAAAAGTCCCTTGCAGAACAAAACGGTATTGGCTCCGAGGATATTAAAGAGATTACCCTCTATGACAACGTGGCTTATACTTATACCTTTGCTCCCGGCCTTTCTCTTTCTTACGCTCTTGACGACTTTAAGGACGAGTTCCAGCTAGGACGCCTTGCGTACTTCCCTTGGACAACCAGCCGTATGAACGGTAAGCCTACCCCAATGGTAGACCAGCTTAGGGACGCACAGCTTGAGATTAACAAACGCCAGTCAACCATTACGCTCGCAGCAGAAACCTCTGTTGGTGGGACAATGGCTGTCGATGAAGCCGTGTTTGGTATGGACAGCAAGAAGATGGACGACTTTATTGCCAACCGTGCGAATCCACGCTATGTAGCCAAGCTCAAAGCAGGGTCATCGCGCCAGTTCCCTAATGCATTCCAAGAGGTAGGAAAGCAGCAGATTCCAGGTGACCTGTTTGGCATAGTCAACGAGATGATTGACCTCATGGACCGCCTCGTTCCTCAGCCAGCAGCGTCAGAGGGCAGGACTGAACGTAGTGGTGAGTCAGGAATTCTATTTGCTCACAAGGTCGAAGTTGCAAAAACAATGCAATCTACCATGCTTGCATCTCGCAGGCAGTTGTGGAATGATATCGGTGAGGCGTACTTCTTCCTTGCCAAGCAGCTTTATGCTAAGGGAAGGCGTGTGTTCACTGATGGCAAGGGCGTTCGCAAGGTAGTTGTCAACGAGCCTATGACCAACCCTGATACTGGTGAAGAGACAGTGGTAAATGACTTCTCGGGTCTTTCAAGGCACCGTGTAGTCATATCAGAGGCTCCTGCTGGAGTGAACAACAGGCTTATGCAGAGGGAGTTGAATTCTACACTGGCACAGCACTTTGCACAGATGGCACCTAACACTTCGATGAAGTTCCTTGCCGGTGTTGTTGAGTCACTTGACCTTGATGAGGTGAAGAAGCAGGAAGCACAGGATGCCGTAGAACTCGACAGCAAAGCACTTCGTGTAGAAACGGAGGCACGCATAGCTAACGCAGAAGTAATGAAGCAGCAAGCAGAAGCTGCTGGACAGGGTGGAGCACAGGGTGGAGGCGGAGCCCCCGGTGGGATGCCTTCTCCTCAGGGTGGGCCACCGCCCGCAGAAGGTGTGCCTTTTTCAGGTGAACAACCAGAACTTTCTTCTGGTTTAGTCCTTGCTCAATAGAGAGGAGCAACAAATGGCAGAGAGCCAGACAATCGAGACCGTGGAACAGGCACCAACGCCTGAACCCGAAACCAAGATGACCCCAGAAGAGTTCAGCGCAAAGCTGGAATCTGGGGAAATCGACACTAGTGGTACGGACCCTCAGGAGTTGATCGAGAAGATGGTCGATTTCGGAGGAGAAGAAGCACCGAAGGAGACTTCGGAGCAGCCTCAACCTGCACCAGAAGAGGTGAAGGAAGAGGCACCGGAAGCTGTAGTGGCTCCCGCAGAAGAAGTTGTTCCCTATAAGAACATTGGGGAACTGATGGCAGATGCAGCAGAGGCTCTGGGGGAAAAGATTCCCAATGCCAGAGCGTTGGTTGCGAAGGCCAAAAACCAAAAGGAACACCTCCACAAGATGGAGGGGGCGATTGAGAAGTGGAAGACCGACGCTACTTCTAATGCCGCTAAGATAGCTGAACTTGAGTCTAAGTTGGCCGAACGGGCAAGGGAAGTTCCTGCGCCTGTAAAGCAACAGCGGCCTCCTGCGCCTGTTGATACGAAGGTTCCTGACTTTGCAGCAGACATTCCAGAGATAGACCCTCCGGGTGAATTTGCTGATGCAACTGAGGTTGCTAAGTATGTAGAGAAGGTCAGGAAACGTGACAATCGTATTGCTGACAAGAAGATGGAATGGTTGGTTTCGGAAAACACTAAGGCTTTGAAAGCATCAGAGGCCCGTGTAACAGAGGCTAATCAGAACGCTCAGCAGAAGATTGAGACAGAAATTCGTGCTCGACAGGAGACAGAGAGGGCAGAACGTCGGCGTCAAGAGTCATTTGTTGCGGCAGGTGACTTTGTAGGTCGCCATAAGGAGTTCGGAATTGCAGATGTGAGGGATATGAACGACAAGTATACAGCGTGGGGAAATCAGGTTGAGTATCTGAAGCAGCAGAATCCAGCCTTCGTCAACCGTGACCTCATTTCAGACTACTTCAATGGGGTACAGGATGCTGTACAGCTTTTGGATGGGTTCGCTGTGTCACCTCCGTCTGGGGCCAAAGAGTTTGCCTTGGTTGTTGAGCTTGAGAAGATTGCCTTGAGCCACAACATGGTAGACAGCGTAACTGGTCGTCCGAACTTTGAGGAAGCCTATGCATTAAAGAAGGTGCGTGATGGTGTTGATATTGAGGAGACGAATGGCAAGGTTGCTAAGGCGACTGAGCAGGTACTCGACTTGGTACAGTCCCGTCAGTCTGCACCACAATCGCTGGGAGCATCTGATGTTTCTTCCACACAGGAGGAGAGGCAGATAACCCCAGAACAGATTTCGGAACGCATGACCCAGCTAGGGGATAAAATGTCTACAATGCGTCCTGAAGAGCGTGCTAAAGCGCAAAAGGAACTTGATGAGATGATGTCTACTGGCTTGGGTATTAATCTACTCAAGACTTAGGAGTTCACAATGGCTGTTGCCACACCATCCCAGATTAATGCCAATCTAGTCAGGCAATACTGGAACACGAAGCTGTATCAGGAATCACTCCTGCGCGATATCTTTAGCTCGTTGCGTACACAGTTTGACCATACGAGCAATATTGATATCCCCAGCGGTGCGCTTACTATGGAGTTCAACACGGAAGCCAACAACGGCTACCGTACCCAGACGCTTGGGTTCTCCAATGCATTGCGTGCCACACCTCGTGAAGGTGATCTTCAGTTGCAGATTGGTTTTGAAGAGACCCTTCGTGAGAAGTCCATGGATGCCTACTACAATGAGTTCAGCCATGCTGTCTCGCTGTATAACTATGGTATTCATTTCTCATCGGGTACTGAGCCGATGGGTGTCAACATGGATCTGGCGACCAAGAAGCTCGGTGCCTACATGGAAGAGCTTGCTGGTCTGTACTATCGTCAGGCCCTGTTGCAGCGCTATTCGCGCAACCTTACCCGTAGTCCTGTTACTGTTACACAGTCATGGAACAGCAACTGGTACGTGAAGAACGTGTCGGATGCCAACCAGCCTGCGTACAACACGACCCTCCAGACCCATACGGACAACATCGCTACGGCGCTGATTGCCGCTGGTACGACTGCCAATGCCAACCTTGACGCTCGCTA